GTTTTCTGGCCCCACCATCAGCGGCTTAACCTCTGGCGCTGGGGGCTTGTCAGCGACTTCACTCCATGATACCGCAACCATTCTAAATGCGTCACTAGGGTGTGATGTCCAATCGTGGCGCGGTGACTGACGATAGGCTTTCTTGTCCTCGTCGTACTCGCGTTGATACTGGCGCAGCGCCTCTATGCCCTCGCTGCACTTCTCTGCGTCAAACCACACACGCGGCAGCATCATGCGTACCGCTTGGATGCCTGACTGCACACCGATGTCGGGGACAACGGCGAGTTTGGCAATGTCTAATTGCGCGGCGAGTTGCTCCACGATACTGCGCCCAGTCTGTAGGCTCTTGGCCCGAGCGTCGTGCGGTAGGTAGTGCTTGGCATAGCGATACGGCTTGTTGCGTACCACATCGGCAATAGTGTGGATGTCCTCGCCCGAGACGGCGTAAAAGTCTATGACGCGCAGTTCCCCACGGCTGACCTGATAGAACCAGATGGCCGTATCGTCGCGGTAACCCAAGTCCCATGCGGTGTACGTCGGTAAGTTGAGGTCGTGCGGTACGTTGGTGATGCGGCCCTGATCCTGCGCCTCGCGCATCTCCTTTCCAAAAAAAGCGCCGAGGATTGCCGCTTCAAATGAGCATTCGTACTCCTGTAAGTACTGATCCTCGGCCAACTGCGCCTTTGCTGCGGCTAGCTCTGTCGCAGGGAGAAGCCCGCTGGTTGAGGCGGGTAAGCGCAACAGGAACCACTCGCTAGGGAGACGAGTGGCGGTATCGTAAATTTCCCAGAACTGGTTTTTGCCTTTCGGTGTACCGCCGAAAACGCACCAACCCTGCTTGTCTGACAGGGACGCTCTCAATACGTTCCCGAATACGCTCGGCTTAAAGTCACCGTACTCGTCAAGGTACAGCCCCGAAAAGCCTAGACCGCGCATCGCGTCAGCGTTGTCGGCACCGAACAGGCGTATCTGACTGCCGTTAATGAGCGTAATGGTCAGTTCCTGCTCGTTGACCGATTGGATGATCGGGTGTGCGCCGTCCTTGAAGTACTGCCACGCCACGGCCTTTGCCTGACTGCGGTAGGGGGCGACGTAACCGAATAGTCCGTAGGGCTGCTGATACATCGCAGCAGCGCGGATCATGTCGTTGACGGCGGCGACGGTCTTGCCTGCGCGGCGATGTGCGACAAGGCAAGCCCAGCGTTTGGTGCGCTCATGGAACGGCATGAACGCCTTGCGTGGGCGGTAGGGCAGGATTATTCGGGAGCCATCCATCCGATCTGTACCTTGACCGGGCCGTTGTCCTTACCTGTGATCTCTTGGCGGGCGAGTTTGGGAACGTGGTATTCCAGCAGGGTGCTGAAGGCGTCAAAGGCAGCCTGCGCTCCCTTCTCTGCTGCGATCTCGTCTAGCCACCCTTGGAGTCTGTCTGCATTACCGTCCACAAACGCTGCAATGGCCTCTCTGGCGGCCTGCGTGGACTTATTAGGCAAACCCTTTGGCCTACCCGGCCCGCCTTTCTGCCCCTTTTTAAAAGCACCTGCGTTCATCGTCGGATAATGATTTCGTTAAGCGGAACATCGTAACTTGGGAATGTTGCTCGGCGTTCTTGCGGCGTCATGTTCATGCGCTTTTCAACCGCACGGGCTTCGGCTTCACCAAGTATGCGTTGATACAATTCGTAGTTTGACTTTTCTTCTAATGTTTTTCGCAAATCATCTAATTTGCTTGTTGCGATTGCGCTTTCTTGCGTTTCTCTAAATACCTTGTCTGCTTTTCGCAAAGCCTTTTTTGTTTCGGCTGGAGACATTGCGTCTGCCGCATCACGCATATCAGGCCGATCTGCCTCAATCATGCGCTGCATACGACGCACTGCGCCCCTGATCCAAAAGTCACGGTTCGCTCCCGCCTTTGCAGGCATTTGCCACCCATAACCTTCGTCTGCCATTTGTTGCGAAACTTGCGAGCCATACTTATACCAATCTGACAACCTTGTAAGGTCGCGTGGTTTTGGATTGTCTTTGGTTTGCAGCCTTTCCAACAACTGCGCGTAATTTGCCCGCGACGCTTCTTTGCTTGCCACGCTTGCCCATGCGCGTTTGTATGAATCGTTTGCGTAAGGAGCATATCGCCGTTGCATATCTTCTTGCAAAATGCGGCGAGCAAGGTCAGGATTACCACCGCCTGAAAATCCTTCTTGATGCTGAATTGCGTGTTGCAATTCGTGCAACATTGTTTCATTTGCGTCTTTCGGCTTGCCCTTTATATAAGGGGACAAACTGACCATTTTACTTTCTCGGTTGTACGCGCCCATCGCGTCGCCTAAAGGTTGTTCGCGCCGAACAATTGTGCGCTGCCCAATTTCAGGATATGCCTCATACAAACCGCCCGGATGCTCAAACGCAAGGCGAGCGCGAGCGCCCAAATACCCAGATTTGCCATATTCCAGCCCGTAATTGCCTTTAATGTCCTCTTGCAACGGCTTTTTGGTTGCTGCTAACTCCCGAACACTTCGGTTAAATTCACGCGGAAACAAATCGGGCTGCGTTTTTGCACCTGTCTTTAGTTCGCGCACCCGCTGATTGATTGCTGCAATTTCAGCCTTTTTTTCTTGAATTGCAGTCTCGTAATCTGGTTCTTCACGCAATTTCGCGCCAACATCGCTAATTTCTTGGCGCAATCTGTTGTCAGGCGCTCGGAATGTGCCTGTTTCGCGCCAAATTGTTTCTGGGTCTATTCCAGATGCTTCCATTTCCTCGGCGCGTTTCGCGGCAGCAGCGTCCCATGTCCTAGCGTTTTCGCCTATGAAAATGTCTCGCTTGCCCACGCCTTTGACGCTTGGCGTTAAGAATTCACCTAACACTTCGCCTGCGCCTAACGGGCCGCTAGTGGCTTTCTGGGCGGTATAGCGCAATGCGTCGGCTAATACAGTAGGGTCGCGCACAATGCCTTTAACGCCCTCGTAAGCGGCTCTAGCCGTGCCTACGGGGTCAGTAACAAGTGCTTTGACGCCTTCCATCTGGTTGACCACGCCCTGACCGATGCCCGATGACAGGTTCTCAAGGTCGGTGCGTAGGCTGCGGCGGGTCGGCTGGACAGGCGGCAGGTTGTCCGTCGTCGGAACGGATTCCATCATTCGCCGTCGGCGTTCTTCCTCGTAGGCGAGGGCGGCGGCTAGGCGTTGACGGTCAGCGGCCATTACTTGTTCCTGCTGCTAATGGCTTTGGCCTTGGCTCGGGCGTCCTCCTTGCTAGAGGCTCCCCATGCCTTAAGTGCGAGGGCGAGGCGTGTGGGTTCGCCGTTCTTTGCCATCGGCCCCGGCATATTGCCCATCCGAGCGAGGAAAGAGGCTCGGCGTGGATTGTCGCCTGCCTTGACCGGCGGCTTGAGCGTCCCGCCTGTCTCGGCCTTATACGAGGCACGACCCTTGGCGTTCAGCCCGCCCTTCGCGTTTTGCCCCTCTTTGCGTGTCCATGCCGCGCTCATTTTTTCGCCGTCTTTGCTGATTGTCGGAACGCTTCAGCGGTTGGCGCACCCGGCTCACCGGGCTTGCGAGTACGCTCTACAGGGCGACCTTCCCGACGCTGCCGGGCTTGACGTTCTTGTTTAGCGAGAATCGCGGCATACAGTCCCGGCTTGCTCATTTGAAAGCTCCTACCGCCAGTTGCAGTTCTTCGTCACCTAAAAACTGTGTAACGTCTCGGCACAACGCATAAAAATCATCGTAATTAAAGTCTGATTTCATACGATTAATTGCTTGGCACACCAAAATCGTGTTTGCAGGCGTGTAGCCAATTGTGCTGTCAATGCGCTCAATTGAAACCGTATTTAATTGCCCGGCAACCAAGGTCATTTTACGACCTGAATACGCGCAAATTTCTTGCTGATCACGCCACGCTTTTACAATGTCATTTAGCGTAATTGAGAATTCTTGCTTTCGTTTTTCGGCGCTTTTTTGGGCATTTCGCCAAATGGTGATGCCCTTACCCTCAATTGTTGAGTCTTTTTTAGCCCGAGAACGCATATTTCCCGCTGTGCAACACGGCTTACACCAACTGTGCAAACCGTCAGACGTTTGTTTGTGCTTAAAAAACAAACTTTCGTCTTTTGCTTTTTTACAGCGGAAGCAAGTTTTCACTTAAATCTCTCAAGCTTATAGCTCAACGAGGCGATCTCGCCCACGATTTCGTCAATGATGTTTTGCAAGTCGGTGTCTTTCGGCAGGTCGCCTCGGATGCCCTTTACGAACGTCAGTAGGCTATTGGCGTACTCGGCGGCGTCCTTTTGCACCTTGAACCCATCGGGGTAATCGGTCAGCGGGATGATGCCGTAATGGCCCTGATACGCCTCGGCGTATTTATCGGCCAACTCCACGATGTTCTCGTAGTAGTGACCGAGTGCTTTGTGGGCGGCGTAACTTGCCGTCTGCAAATGCAGAAAATGCGTTGCTGTTGCCGAGTGCAACAACACGCCAACAAATTCTGCCGCGTCTTTGTGGGACATAGAGCCTCCCGTGGTGAGGGTATTTTAACGCTATTGGTTCGTCAACTGCACTAATCCGTGCGGCACGATCAGCGCCAGCGTGCTGTCGTCAGGG